GTCCAAACCGTTCAGAAAGGAGGTCATTATTATGCCGGAGAACCAGAAAAACCAGATGTGCCGCAGCTTTTGTCTGTGGTACGCAGTCCTGGGCGATGCAGGGGAGGCCGCCGTTAAAGCCGGATTCCCACCAGAGGACGCTATGGCTCAGGCAATCGCAATTCTCAGCCGGGAGCAGAACAAAAGGAAGATATCCCAGATACGCTCAGCCCTCAGCGATACTCAGTCCGTCATATCCGGGCTGAAACGGCTGGCTTTCGGTAACTGCAATGATGCGGTCTACCTTGCCTTTGCCGAGGAACTTCCTCCCCCTGACGTTATCCGCCGCCTTGACTTGTTCGGCGTGTCGGAGATAAAGCGTGTAAAGGGCGGAGGCGTTGAAGTAAAGCTGGCTGACAGGCTCAAAGCTATGGAAAAACTCCATGAACTGCAAAGTACCCTCAATGAAAAGGACACCGCTGAAAGCCTTATCCGGGCGCTGGCAGGGGAGGAGGCTGAAACCTGATGATACGCAGTTTCTCCCCAAAGCAGCTCACCGCCATGAACTGGTGGCGTGACCCGGCTTACCGTGACTGCGACGCTGTTATTTGCGACGGCGCTGTACGAAGCGGCAAGACCCTTGCAATGTCGCTGGGATTCATTCTCTGGGGCAGCGTAAGCTTTTCCGGGCAGAGTTTCGCACTTTGCGGCAAGACAGTAACCTCCCTCCGGAGAAATGTAGTAACGCCGCTTCTGCCCCTGCTCCGGGAGATAGGTTTTACCTGCACCGAGAGAGTATCTGCAAGCTATGTTGATATCAGTCTTTGCGGCAGAACTAACCGCTACTACCTTTTCGGCGGCAAAGATGAGGGTTCAGCGGCACTTATCCAGGGTATCACCCTTGCCGGTGTTATGCTGGACGAGGTTGCCCTTATGCCACGCTCTTTCGTGGAACAGGCGCTTGCCAGATGCTCAGTGACCGGCTCGAAACTGTGGTTCAACTGCAACCCGGATAATCCCTCACACTGGTTCTATACCACCTGGATAAAGAAGGCTCAGGAGAAAAAGGCACTGTACCTCCACTTCACTATGGAGGACAATCCCTCCCTTTCCGAAAGGGTCAGGGAACGCTACAGGCGGCTTTACTCCGGCTCATTCTACGACAGGTTCATACTCGGCAGATGGTGCGCCTCTGAGGGAGTGGTCTACCCCATGTTTGACCCGAAACAGCATATCTACAGCGGAGAAATAATGTGCGAAAGATACGTTATCTCCTGCGACTACGGCACAGTCAACCCCTCCTCATTCGGTCTTTGGGGACTTTCCGGGGGAATATGGTACAGGACTAAGGAGTACTACTATTCCTCCAAAAGGGAAGGCATCTCACGAACTGACGAGGAACATTACCTTGCTCTGAAAGAACTGGCAGAGGGCATTGAGGTGGACAAAGTTATAGTTGACCCCTCGGCTGCCAGCTTTATCGAGTGTATCCGCAGACACGGCGAGTTCAGAGTGGTAAAGGCTGAGAACGATGTCATCACAGGGATACGGAACGTAAGCGCTGCGCTTAAAGCAGGTAAACTCCGCTTCCATGAGGACTGCAAGGACATTATAAGGGAGTTCACTCTCTACCGCTGGAGCGAGAAGTCCGGCACTGATGCACCTGTAAAGGAGAATGACCACGCAATGGACGATATGCGCTACTTTGTGGCGGATATGATGCGGTCAGACACAGACGAGGGCTTCTTCGTTATCTCAGCATCTCGATGAAAGGAGGTCGATCACAATAGGCATTTTCAGAAAAAGCAGGGAAAAGACTCAGCCCCAGATAATCAGCACCGACAGATGCGAGCCATACGGCGACATTCTTCCGGCGGCTGCTGAACCCTTTGAACGGGAACTTTACGACAGGCTGAGGTATGCCGTTCCGGTAATTGATGCGGCGATAATGAAAGTTATACGTCTTACCGGCGGCTACAGGCTTATTTCCTCGGACGAGAGGTATCAGGAGCTGCTGGACAGGTTTTCAAGTGAAGTACCGGTGGGCATTACCGGCTGTTCACTGGGAACGTTCACGGATATATTCCTTGACAGCCTGCTTACCTATGGCAGCGCAGTAGGGGAGATAGTCCCGGCAGCAGACGCTTCCGGAATCGCCGGACTTATAAACGGCGACCCTGCAAAAGTAGTACCCATAGCCGGAAGTCAGCCTTTTGACAGGCAGTATTCCATTAAACAGCCAGATGGCACTGACAAGAAACTTCCCCACCCGGAGCGTATCGTTTACGCTTCGCTTATCTGCGGTCACAGTATACTCCGTGGACTTCCTGCCCTTAGCAGCATACTCCTCAGGATATACCGCTGTATCGGTCAGAACTACGACCGTGCCGGAAATATCCGCTATGCCGTCACCTATAAGCCGGAGGGCGAAACTCTTTCGCCGGCGCAGTCCCGTGAAAGGGCTATGCTTATCGCTCGTGAATGGTCAGACGGTATGAATGCCGCAAAGTGGGGACAGGTAAAGGACTTCATTACAGTAGGGGACGTGGATATCCGGGTGATCGGTTCGGAGAATCAGCTTTTTGATACTAACGTTCCCGTAAGACAAATTCTCGAACAGCTGGTGGCTAAGCTTTCAATACCGCCTTTTCTCCTGGGACTGAACTGGAGTTCTACGGAACGTATGTCGTCCCAGCAGGCGGATATCCTCACCTCGGAACTGGAGTACTACCGCCGGCTTCTCACACCCGTTATCCGCAGTATCGGAAGCGCTTTCCTGGCTTCTCAGGGAATCGATGCAGACTGCACAGTGGAATGGGTGAACATCAACCTACAGGACGAGATCTCACTGGCTGAGGCAAGGCTCAAAAATGCTCAGGCAGCTCAGATCGAAAAGACACTTGCGGACAACTGACCGCAGAACGGAGGAATTATGTATAACGATATCAGACTTGAAAAGGGACTTTACAACCTCAGCGGCAAAAGTTTTACCGCCGCACTTGAATCTCTCGACCCTACTTCCGCCTACATCGGCACTGAACTGGAGGGTCTGGACGCTTACGAGAGACAGCTTAAAAGATTCGACATCAAGGTAGGCGGCGCAGGCTGCGACAGAGTGGAGAAGTTCTTCAGCTCTACTGAGACTGCTGTGCTTTTCCCTGAGTTCGTGGTGCGCTCTATCAGAAAGGGCTTCGACGAGACTATCCTGGGCGCAGTTACCGCCGTCAAGACTATCAGCGAAAGCGGTCAGTACCTTGGCTGTGTGCTGAGTGATACTGCTGAGTATGAATCCGTAGCCCAGACTGTCCAGCTTCCCACAGCAACTATCACCGAGGGTACTGACGCTATCACTCTGGAGAAGTTCGGCAGACTTATCAACGCTTCCTATGAGGCAGTACGCAGACAGCGCCTTGACTCCTTCGGCATCATGCTCAGAAGCATCGGTATGAAGCTGGCTGCGGCAGTAATGGGCGAGGCTTTCACCGTCCTCAAAACAGGTACTACTCCCATTACAACCACTTCCCTCACCTACGCCGACCTGGCAAGACTTTACGGCAGCTTCGACTGCTTCAATATGACTACCGTTGTTGCTTCTCCCTCTGTAGCCGCTGCTATTGCCGCAATGGAGGAGATGAAGGAGGCTAATTCCACCACTGACGGCAGACTTATCCTTCCTTTTGGCGCAGAACTGGTAAAGACTTCTGCCGCTGACGATAACACTATCATCGGCATCGACAAGGACTTCGCTCTGGAGTTCATCACAAGCACAGACCTGGTTCTGGAGACTGACAAGCTTATCGAGCGCCAGCTTGACCAGATCACTGTATCCGTTACCTGCGGTTTCCGTAAGCTTACTCCTGACGCAGTAAAGGCGCTTTCCATTACTGCTTCCTGAAGCTGATAAATTCTACGGAAAGGAGGAGGGGCGGCTCGAAAGGGCTGCCCCTGTATATTATGAAAACTGAACTTGATAAAATAAACCGCTATACCCGCAGAGAACTTACCGAGGACGAGGTGTACACTTTCTCGGTAGTGCTTTGTGATAACGACATCGACCGTGACGGCGAGCGCTTTACTGATGAGGCACTGGAAACTCTCAGTACACTTTTCCTGGGTAAGACCGGTATCACCGACCATAACGCTGCTGCCGCAAATCAGAATTCCCGTATCTACGACTGCCAGGTACTCACCGATGATACACGCCTTACTGCTGACGGCAGACCCTACAAGTACCTGAAAGCAAGTGCGTATATGGTACGTACCGACGAAAACCGCAGTCTCATCGCTGAGATAGAGGGCGGCATCAAGAAAGAGGTGAGTATCTCCTGCACCGCCTCCAGGAGGGTATGCTCAATATGCGGAACTGACCGTACAAAGTCACCGTGTTCACATATAAACGGCAAGACCTACGGCGGTAAAGTCTGCCATATTATACTTGACGGTATAACTGACGCTTATGAATGGAGTTTTGTGGCAGTTCCGGCGCAGAGAAGTGCGGGAGTTACCAAGCATTTCACTGACTGCGCCCACACTCATTCCGGAAACTTCGCTCCCGACGATAACCACCAGCTTATCCGTGAACTTCGCCGCCTTGCCTGG